GATATCTACAATAAAAAATGTGATATCTATAACAATGTAATCTATCCTAAGACAGGGAGTTATCTTCCCTGTTTCGGGATGGATCTCATGGGTTTTCATCAAAAGAAAGTTATTATTGTATTTGACTTCCAACATCCAGTTGAAAAGTTTTTGTTTTCTTTACCCAATTTACCTAAAGCAGAAAAAAACTATCGGTTCTTTGAGATGGGCAACCATTTTTCAGAGAACATTTTTGTAAGGTACTGTCACTTTGATGAAGTTGATAAATATTTACCTGAGTTCACAGAGTACCTTCAAACTTATCGTAAGATAGTTGATGAAGCACTACCTACTGGTGAGGACACATCATTCTATAAAGACTTTGATATTTACATGAAGAAACTTGATCCTATCTTAGGATATATGACAAGTATCTTTGGTAAAGATAATGCTGACAGAATGATGGATGAGTTCTTCTTTTCCTACGCTGATGAAAACTAATGATGTACTGAGTCATCCACTATGGATGCTACCAGTCATGATGTTAGCAGTCCTCTTATTGATAGAGGGTCTACACACTTCAGCACACCTTCATCAAAAGATTGATGTACATGGTATCTGTAAACAGAACAAAGAGTTTATTGAAATGCAAGAGGAGGACAATTAAATGAATAAGTGGATTGGAATTAGTTTAGGGTCACTCTTAGGAGTGTCCCATTTAGGTATGATTGGGGTGATTGCAAATCGTCCTAGTAAGATACCATTTATAAGCCCACCAGTGAATGACTATACTTCATATGTAATCCAAGCAGATGAAGAAGGATACAAGATCAGTTACACTGCAAACGATCCCAAGACGATGATGATCACTAAGGACATCAAGCAGAAGGGTGGTTTCTTAGGACTAGCAAACAATACAACTCAAGTTGTTGAGGAGTATGTCATGGATGGTAAGACCAATCAGGGTGGACCTGTCTCTAACGAGAGATCATGGCAAGATCCATCTACTATAGTAAAGGGGCAAGGTGGAGACGACTCAAAAAAGTCTGTAGCCTGCATCGAGGCGGTCGGTGGTGGAAAACAAACAGGGAGACTTGTAGGAACTAGTGTTGGTGCAGCAGCAGCACCTGCCCTATCAGGTATACCATTCGTAGGATGGTTAGCAGCAGGATGGGTAGCAATGTTTGGTGGTAATCAAGGTGCTGAGATAGGTGGTAACATGGTAGAAGATCTTAACAAGGAGTGCTGATGTGGTATGTTATAGGATGGACGATAGTTACATTGTGGTTACTGTCTAAGTTTGGTGTGTTTAAAAAATGATTGGAGTAAAGGATGGATGAGTTCAGTTCAGCAACGTGTCCAAAGTGTGAAGCAAAATGGATAGGTGGACAATTATATTGGTCTACTGGTAAGATAGGATGTCCTCATGATCTAGCAGGTCTAGTATGTAATCAGTTCGGTGATGAAACTTGTATCAATTACTGTAAAGGATCTACTAGTGGTCAGACATGGGAGCAACGAAGAAAGTTTATTGAAGCATTTGAAGAAGAGTTATGACAGTCATAAAACTGTCACAGGGGGACTACATATCCCCCTTTTTTTGTGTATAATATGACTATAGAAACTAAATAAGGAAATGCTAGTCGAACTGTTGCAGCTCATGGAAACTACTATGGTTGCTACTGCACTTACTATCGGTGTGGTTGTTCCAGTTTCTGCTGTTGTGAATGGTGTTGCACCACCAAATCTATCATCATTAACCTCATTGTATGAGCATGATGACAAAAGAATTTATCCTGACTCTGCCAAGAAGCAGAGAGAGGATGAACTACCCGAACTAATCTCTAAGTAAACTAATGAACGAAGAAAACTTTACACCACCAAACGATGCTAACGTTGTCATCACTACAGGACCAGATGGAACTTTCACAGTACCTGAAGGAGCACCTGTTGAAGATCCTCGTGTAGATTATGTCATTCAATTACTTGAAGAACTTAATCAAAAGGTTGAGCATCTAATGGAGCATGCACATGGCACTCCTGATTGTTGTGAACCACCAGTAGTGTACGAAGGTATGGTAACTTTACAACCTGTACCGCAGCAACCAGCACCGTAGTCAAAATTGACTTTTCAAATACGTAAAACCTCGAAAATTTTTTCGGGGTTTTTTTATGCCTGAGAGTTTTTCAACCACATCGGTAAGTAAATGAGACAAAGTGCTGCACTCCAGAATGTAACGAGTGCAAACACATCAAGTGCTCTATGCTGTGTGAATATTAATCCTAACACAACAAAGAGGATCCACAACCAGTCTAAGGTTGAATGAATCTTCTGCCAAGTATCACCTAAGTCTTTGATGAGTTCCTCTCTGATCTGTGCAGCGAGTGGTGATACATGTCTCATCATGACGAAACCCTCATTGAAAAACATGAGAGTAAATCCAATCCAAAATATCATATTGTTGAACTTGTTTTCTTTAAAGATTGACTGATAAAATCAGTAGACTCTGTGTATTTGTTAGACTTTTTGAAACTCTCAACAAATACTTCTAACAGAGATGGTTTTAGTATGTAGATCTCTCTGTTCTTTTCATTCTGTTGTATCTCATACTCAAAGTTGTTTACTGGTCTTGATAGTGCTGGACCTGATATAGTGACTAGACTAGCTCCGTTATTAAACTTATGTGATCCATCGTAAAATGTTTTGTCTACCCTAAGACCAGTAGGTTGTAGTATGTTTCCTCTTATGTCTTTATATTCTGTAGTCTCATAGTGATGTACACCTGAGTATGCTTCATCTCCATACTTATCTTCAGCATATATTCTGACAGCATTATCATCCATTGGTAAATCATAACCAGGATTTACCATGTTATTTGTTATTGCTATGACCCAATCATAGAATGGATTGCCATAAAAATCTAGTGCAATAGTATCTAATCTTTCACCAGTTTGTATGACATACTTGTCAAAGTATACTGCATATTCAAATACGTTTTCATCTAGTACATATCCTTTAAAGAAATTCTTTGCAAGAACATAGTCAGATTCCGAGAACGGATAACTGATAGGAGATTTAGCATATTCTATGCTTGGTAGTAGTGAGAAGAACATTAGAGACTTGCGGTTCCATTTGATATTTCTTGTCTAAAGATGAGTTTTGTCTCTAGAAAGTCTAAGGATAATTCTGTTGCAACGGGAGCACCATCTGCATACGTTGAGTAGTTTCCATCAGGTGTATAGTTTACTTGTACTCTAGTTAAAGCACATGTTTTATACTGTGTTAGGTATGGATGTAAACTCTTACCTTGCATGAAAGATACTCTACACAAATGTGGTACTGATATCATATTTCCTGCACCAATAGAAGTTTGTTTATCGTTCCTTGATTTGCCAGCATCACCAATCCAACTAGCACCATTTGTGTCACCAAATCCTGGTAGTGAAGCACGTGTGAATGTTCTACAGATTGCTCTGATAATCTTTGCTTCTTCTGCATTATGAGGAGTCATCTTAAACTTTAATCCAAACTCTCTTAGATCTGGTTGATCAAACAAAACTTCTACGTTTGGGTTTAGTATCACACCTCTTGTAGATCCAGTAACATCATTCAAAGTTAAGTTACCAGCAACGCCAGGAACTGAGTTGATAGCATTGGTAAACAAAGCAGCGAAGGTTGATTTAATACCTTCAGGAAGATTGTAATCACCTATATTGCTAAAATTACCATTAGCTGCTGCAATTGCTTTCGCACCAACGTTACTAAATGATTTACCATTCCATGATGTCTTTACCTCAGTCGATAAATCTTGAGGCATGTACATAATAATTGGTCTATAACTTGGATCATCTTCGATAGGTTTAAAGTTTGATGCAGAACGATTATAATCTGCATATCTTCTAGGTATGCTTTGAGAAGTAGATGCTTTACCATCTGATTCTTTCTTTTTATCATTTGAATCTGGTAAGAAAGCTGGAATGTATCTACCAAATTCAAACATCACATAGTCAGAATCTTTTTCATAATAAGATGAGTTAGGATACCTTAGACTCTCTCCCCCCTTACCAGCAGAACCTCCTTTTGCAGCAGGAGATATAGTTAATCCTGTTCTTTCTTGTGCTAGTCTTAAATATGGAGCATCATTTACAGTGTCTATGTCATCACCATCTAAATTAAATGTGCCGTCTGCTACCTTAGTTGTTAATTGTCCTTTTGCTATCGCTACCCTCTCTTGAACACCTGGCAGTCTCAGAGCTCTATTAATCTGAACCTCAGTAGCTAAGTAAACTGATGTCTGGTTAGTAAAAGAATCATCATGTTTTTCAAAGTAATATGTGTCAGTTGTAGCATCATAGTGCATCTTCTCATACATATTAATCATTGAATCTCCACCAGAAATCCATGTAGCGTTCTCAGGTAATTCTACCTTAACTGTCTGTCCTTGTAGTTGTGCTCCCATTATCGTGCCATTGATACTGATTGTTGTGTTCCATATCCACGAATCATTCTACGTGCTTTGATTTTGTCGTAGAATTTTTCATTTGTTTCATTCCATACTTCTTCTTTAGAGAAGTTATACTCAGAACTCTTTCTAGTTATAACAAAATCTTCTACTGGTAGAAGGATTGCTGTATCCCATTCTTCAGCAGACAAGTCTAAAAGAAGTCCATCTATATTAGACTTAAGATATTTATGGAAGCAAGCCTTAGGTAAGTTGATCCTTCCATTCAATAGATCTCTTATTGCAAGTATCCTTTTCTTAGGTGTCATATAGTGTAAGTTAGCTCCAAAGAATTCATTTGGATCTGATTTAATACAATATACAAGCGGAAACTTGTCCCAATAAGGTAAATATTTTGACTGTGCCTTGTATTCAAAGAGATACATGTGACCTTGTACTGCAAATCTTCTTAGTACATTTTCATCCTGTTCATCTTCAGGGTCTAATGAATCATATCTCTCATCACGTATAAATTTTGTATTGTCTTGTCTATATCTTACTACTTCTTGCCTTACAGCATTCCGATACCATGTAAGGGTTTGCTTATCGCCTCCAGTCTTTTGAGTTACTCTCTCAAAGATTGTTTCATAACCAGTGTCATTTTTTACAGTATTACGCTGTATCTCTCCAAATCCTTGTGCCATTGTTCATACTCCTACACTCCTAGGTTTTCCTCAGTTAATATTAAGAAACCCATCTGCCTATCTCCACAGTAGTCTTCAGCAGCATCCCATTTAGCACGGTTTTTAGCGAACGTTAGACAAGCTTTCTTATAGGAAACGGATCTTTTATCTTTGTGATCATACGGTGGTTTTGTTTGTTTCTTCGGTTTAATTTCAATTATGTACTTAGCGTACGTTCCATCTTTTTTACGGACTTTAATATAAAAGTCAGGATAGTAGCGATGTCGTCTACCATCTGTAGGACACCTATAAGGTATAATATATTCCTCACTTCCCCACTCAACAATTGAACTTGTTCTGTCACAGAATTTCATGAATTTCTGTTCCCAAGACGATCTATAGATGATGGTAGTAGGATTACCTTTGTACTTTTTAGGGTTATTAGGTTTATAGAGTCCTGATTTTGCCATATATAATATACATTCCACTATTTGTATTTATGTCGGGCATAAAGAACTTAATGAGTAAAATAGGATCTTACGGGGGAATGTCCCGTACGACCACCTATCTCGTGCAATTTGATAAGATTCCTAATGGTAATAAAGAACCGTTAACTTTGATGTGTGATGAAGCACAATTACCGAACGTACAATCTGCTACAGCACAAATGGCAGGAAGATTTCTAGGTGAAGGACCATTTCAATATCCTCATACTAGATTATATACTGATGTTTCTTTAGGATTCCTTTGTGATGCAAATTTAACTCAACTAAAGTTCTTTCAGACTTGGTACGATAGTATATTTCTTGATAGACCTAAAACTGAACTACTTGACACAACAAGAACTGATGGAGTGGAACGTCTTATGCAAGTAGCACCTAAGACAAGAGAAAGGAAGACCAGACTTGCATATCCTGAAAGTTATACGTGTACGACTAGGATTACTAAGGTTGAACTTGGTCCACATGTAAGAACTCCAATAACACATGGATATGGTGATAGACCTTCCATTTCATATTTGTTAGAGGGTTCTTATCCTTATGCTATAGATGCTGTCCCATTATCTTATGGAGCATCTCAAGTCACTAGGGTCACAGTTAACTTCCACTATGTACGACATACAATTGTTTACGTTGAACAAGGAAGATCAGCATTAAATTCTGAAATAGGTGATTTGCCACCAGGATAGGTCAAAATAGTATTTTCGATTCCATAAAACAGGGAAAAATTTCTCTGCACATTTTTACCTTAAAAAGTCGCTATATATAAATATACGACTTGAATTAGTTTTTTATGGCATTACCGAAACTTGGTTATCCCACCTATGAGTTAGAATTACCTTCTACAGGCAAATCCGTCAAATATCGACCATTTTTAGTAAAAGAGGAAAAAGTACTTTTACTAGCATTAGAGTCAGACGACGATAAACAGATTACTGCTGCTGTTAAGGATTTAATCAAAAATTGCGTTATTTCGAGAATTAAGGTAGAAACATTACCTTTGTTTGATTTGGAATATCTGTTTTTAAAGATTAGAGGTGCTTCTATTGGAGAAACCATCACTATAAATGTTACTTGTCTTGATGACAATGAAACAAAAGCAGAGACAACTATTAATATTGACGATATTGAAGTTTTTAAACCAGAAGGTCATACTAACAAAATTGAGTTAACTGATGAAATGGGTATTGTGATGAAATATCCAAGTATGAAGAGATTCATCGAATTGGACTTTTTACAGAAAGAATTGGATGCAGAAGAAGTTTTTGAATTAATCTCTGAAAGCATAGATCAGATATATGACTCTGAAGATGTATATGACTCAACTACCACTACAAAGAAGGAATTCCGCACATTTGTTGAAGGATTGACTACTAGGCAGTTTGAGAAAATTCAACAATTCTATGAAACATCTCCAAAACTACGTCACAAGTTTACAGTGGTAAACCCCAATACTGGTGTAGATTCTGAATATACATTGGAGGGACTACAGAGTTTTTTCGTGTAGCACTCTTCCACAATAATCTGGAAGGGTACTATAGAATGAATTTTGCTCTCATGCAGTACCATAAATACAGCTTGACAGAAGTAGAAAATTGGATGCCTTGGGAACGTGAGGTTTATGTAGCGTTTTTAATGCAATATCTAGAAGAAGTAAAACAAAAGCAAGCACAACAGAATGGCTAGGTACTCTACAACATATAGTGGTGATACTGCCTCTTTTATTGGGGGTAAGATTTCTAGTGCTGTTGGGATGGCTAGAGCAGAATCAGACGCACAAGAGAAGGATAGACAAGCTGGTCTGAGTGTTGCGAATAGTGGTAATTTATTTGTTAAAGCATTAGGGACTGAATTTGGTGGAGATTTATTTTCAAGAACAATAGGTGTTCTTAATCCAAATCAATCTGCTAAACAAACTGATAGGGCATCTACTAAAGCAAAAAGATTTGCTGCAAATTTTCCTAGAACAGAGAAGCAGGAAGAAGAAAAAAAGTCTAATGAAGACGTTGACCGTGCAGTTGACGATCTTCTAAAAGATGATGATCACACACCAGTAAAAGATGAGCAACTAAGAGAATATGTTACTCGTGTTTTTGGTGTTGGTATAGATTCTAAATTAACTCAATTAGATCAAAGAATATCTAAAAGTCTATCTACTTTATCTAATATAAAAACAACTCAACAAGGTAGTGTTGACTTGCAAGTTGATCATAATGAGTTGATTGCAGGTAAATTAGATAAGATTTTAACATTATATAATGAGCAATTTGCCTATCAGAACATTCTTAAAGATAGAGCTCAGGTAGCTGGTAAAGAGAATGAATTGGAGAGAGTAAGAGATCTCTCAAGTACCAGAAGGTTTATGGCGACCAATCTTGGTGATACTGGTGGAGCGATACTTGGAGGTTTAAGTGATAAACTAGTCAAGGGTGCTAGTAGAGTTATATTAGAAAAGTTAGGTTTTAAGAAAATTACACAAGGATTAGCGAAGAAAGGTATATCAGGTCAAATTGGTAATGTTGTAAGAAAACTTGGTATTAGGGGAATTATTGGTAGAAGGACAGATAAAGTTACTGGAGACATACTGTCTTCGCCAGGATTTAGGAAGGCTTTTATTAAAAAAGGACCAATTAAAGCAGCTGAACTTGCTCGTACAGCAGCAGCATCTGATGCTGCTAAAGATATCCTTAAAGACGGTATTGATGACAAGGCATTCAGAAAAATTTTGGCACAAGACAATACTGAAAAAATTATTAGAGATTTGAGTAAAAGTAAAACTTTTGGTGGTTCTCCAGAAGCAGTGACGAAAGCAACAAAAGAAGCTTTGGGGGGAATTGCCGAAGATAAAATTTTTAATACTTTACAAGAAAAATCCTTAGAAGAGGTTATTAACCAAGGAGCAGAAACTTCAAGTAAAAAAATTACTAAAAAAACTGGTAAACAGTTAAGTTTAAACTTACTTAACAAAAAAGTTGGTAAACAACTAAGTTTAGACATAACAAGTGCAGGATCTAAAACTGCAGCTAAGACTACACAGAAAGCAGCGCAGAAAGCAGCTAAAAAATCTGGAGGGAAGATATTTAAGTTAATTCCAGGTTTGGGTACAGGAATAGCAATCGCTGAAGCAGCATACAGAGCGTCACAGGGTGATGGTACTGGTGCTGCATTGTCACTTCTTAGTGCAATACCTCTACTAGGATGGGGTGTGACTGCTCTTGATATTGGTAGAGATCTTGGTTTCAATCCACTAGGGTTGCCACCTGCACCAGGAGAGGGTGGATTTGAACAAGGTAACAGATACGGTTTGACAAATAGAGGAGTCAGTATGTTACATGGTACAGAGTACATTCAGTCGATGGATCCCACAAGTGGTATGGCATCAAGTCACATTCAACATATTGGTGATACTTTAGTATCTACTAGTATGAAGATGGCACAGGATCTCGGTGTTTCTAGAGATATTAGTAGTAAGATTAGTACATTGCCATTTGCTGTTAGAAGTATATCTTACAATACTGGTGTTAGAACTGCTCCACCTAAATCAATTAGTTCTAATACTTTTACACAACAGAGTGCAGGAAATCTTAGTGATTGGGCTAAGAGTAAAGCAGCAGAATCTGATATGGTAGAAAAAGCAGAAAAAGATGCCACAGAAAAAGAGGGTGGTACAGGTGGTTTTAATCCAGTAGACATGCTTTTTGATACTGTTAGATTTGGTAGGCACATGATTACTGGTGGTAAAAAAGCCATTCGATTTCATGGTGAACAAGGTCCAGATATGTCAAATGAACCTGGACTTGATTTTAGTTATGACGATTTTAAAAGCAACTATGCATTGTTTAACGGAGAAGTTATGGAAACAGGATTATTATATGGTGAAGGATATGGCAATGTTGTAGTTGTTAGAAGTATAGATCCTAGTAATGGACAACCATTTGATGCATTATATGCACACTTCCCTGATGGTGGAATTGCTGTCAAGAAAGGTCAAAAGATTCGAGGTGGTCAATATCTTGGTAAGGTTGGATTTGTGAGTACAGCTGTACCTAATAAAGCAGAACTACAACCAAATAACGCAGGTAATATGTCAGGATGGCATACTAGTGTTGATTTCTATGAACCTAATTCAACAACTGCATATTCTAATAGTAGAAATCTCGTTGGTTTAATAATGGCTGCTAGAGGAGTATCTCCAAGTGGTAATAATATTCTAAGTAAACTGAACCCTGCTGCCCCTGCTCAGGATGATGGTTTTAGAAAGAAATATCTCAAAGAGATGGAAGGATTTAGAAATGATGTATATTTGGACTCAAAATTAAAACCTACTGTTGGATATGGTCATTTAATTGATGCTGGTTCTCCAGCAGACATTCGTAATTTACAAGTTGGTGATAGGATTAGTGATCAAAGAGCTATGGAGTTATTTGAAATGGACTTCGAGCATCATCTAGCTGCTGCAAAGAAACTTCCTGGTTGGAATAGTGCTACTGATAATCAGAAAACAGCACTGTTAGACCTAGTGTACAACATGGGTCCAAATTTCTTAAATAATTTTCCATCGATGCGTAAAGCATTAGAAAAAGGTGACTTTATAGAAGCAGCAAGACAATTAGAATTTGCTGATCCTGATAACAGACCTGGAGTAAAATCTCAATGGTTTAATGATGTAAAAAAAAGAAGGAATCAACCAACACTAGACTTATTACGTGACAAATCTCTTAATGAGAAGATGCATCCTCATTTGAAACATTTAATTCCCAAGGAAGTATCATCAAATGTTGCACCAGATATTCAATCAACAATAGCACTTAATCAAGTAGATAATTTCTTAGATGATAGTAAAATGTATAATGATCTTGAAGAGACATCTGGCACAATGAAGGTAGTTGTGTTAAATAACAATATAATCAACAAAACTGTTGTTAAAAATTCTAATACGTTTAGGATGGCGAGTAATAATCTTGATTTGATTAAAACAGCAAAGTTAGTAGGATAGGATGGCCAGATACAGTTCTACATTTACAGCAGGAGCAGAGGGCAAAATTATTGGTGCTCTACTTGATGCTGCCAGTATGGGTAAGACTGAGAAAGCTCGTGCCATGCAAGGTGCAGAGATTAATCAGCTTGACAAAGATAATTTGGGACTACGTAAAGGAGAATTTTTTGGTCAAGCATTAAAATATATGATGACTCCTAAAATGTTTAGGAGAGGTAGTTTTCAAGATCAGTTTAGTTATCCTGATTATTTTGCTAGAGGGCAGAGTACACCATTTGCTAGTCCAGTAGGACCATTTAAAGCAAACAATGCTCAGATTCAGGAAAGGTTGATAGGGAATCCATTCCCTCACATTGCGACTCCACATAGAGAGCATCATATACAACCACAGACTCCACTACTATCATCAGGTACTAAGAGCTATGAACCTACTGGTAGTAAGAACAAAGCACCAGTTAAAGTTAAGGATGAGAAACTAGGTGTATTCTTTGCTGCTATTGCAGAATCATTAAACAGAACTGTTTCTTCTATCAATCAAAAACAGTCTAATTTAGAGACTGAAATTAGTGCTGCAAAAGAGTCTAATCTTGCTCTTGCTAAGGGACTTGAATTTAGTAGTGATACTATAGGTGACAAGTTAGATGCTATCGCTGATATATTGAATCAGCAAATGTCACTTGCTAAACAACAAGTTGATCAAGCAGAAACCACTGCTGTAACGAGACAATTAAAAAAAGAGGACGATTTATCTGGTACAGAAAGATTTACTGACATTGGTGAGGATCCAGAAAAGGTAAGGAAAGATAATGAACTTGAGAATAGTCTTGATGTAGATAACGATGAGTTAGATTTTGGTGGAGTTGATGTTCCTAACTTTGAACAGGGTGGTATAGTCTCTGGTCCTGATAGCGGATACCTAGTCAGGTTACATGGTGATGAGATGATCACACCATTAGACAACAATTATACACAAGGACAACCAAGTGCTGTTGATGGTGTAGCTCGTAAACCACAGTATGAATCAGGAACATCTTCAATAACACCATCTGCTGCTCCACAGATGCCAGCAATGAATTTCTTTGCTAATAATCCGTCTGAGAGATCTGGTAATGTTATGAAGTCTCCAGTGAAATCTCTTAAGAGAGATAAGTTCACTGAAGAAAAACTTCTCGATGCTATGAAGTTGCCACTCCAAGTTACTGGATTGGGAATTATGGCTTCTACTGGTAATGCTGTCAGAGGAATGCCAGGATTTACTGGATTAAAAACATCAGTAAAAGAAATAACCGATCCTGTTGCTACTTCATTTAATGAACCTTCAAATATCTCTCGTAAGGTTAATAATCTATTAGAGACTAAGACAGTACAAACTGAACGAAGAAATCAAGAGACATTTAAGAAAGAGCAATCCGAAAATAGACGTTCGTGGTGGGACATATTTGGACTGTTCAAAGGCAATGGTGGTGTAGGTGGTTATGGTGGACAAGTTATTGGTGGTTATGGTGTTGGAGGTCCAGGTTTAAGTGGTGCAGGTAGTTTACAGAACTTATATCACGGAACCAGTAATGCTAGAGCAAGTAGTATATTCTCAGGTGGATTCAAACCTAGCAATGCTATGAGTTGGGCTGGTAAGGGTAGATCATTCCTAACACCAGATTTCTTTGATGCTGCTAAGTATGCTAGACCTGGTGCTACTGGATTGAATCCTTTCAGTGTTAAAGGTCTTCCAGGAACTGGTCTCAACAATATGATGAAT